TTCCCTATTCTTTGTATGAGATACAACTCTATGCCGAGAGGAGAATTCTTCTTCGTTGTAGATAGTACTGTATCTAAGTATCTTGGACCAGCCAGTCGTATGATGATTATTAATGCTCCAGAGTTGGATTTCTCTGAAACTCCATTATTCATCTACATGGCCTCTGAGGTGAAAGAGAAGTCATATAAGGCTTTACACAAAGCTCTTCGTAAAGAATTAAGAAAATCCTCTAAGTGATATGAAACATACTCATTATTCATACTGTGTCTTTTATTTAGAAGAGAAGTATTATAAGGATATCAATAAAGATCTTAAGGATAGTGGGTATAAGCATGTACGAGCTATAATACCTACTATCAAGTATATAGATCATCAATCTAGTAGAGGTAGGTATGTAGATACAGAGGTACCTATACTTTTTAATTACGGCTTTATGAGGATACCTACTAGTAAGGTATTTGATAGGCAGTATATGGCTAAGATGAAGAGAAGTATACCAGGTATAAGAGGTTGGTTAAAGAATACAGAAACTTTACATCGTAATAGAGGTAAGAAGTTAAGGGTTGATAATTCAGATGTATTTGACGATTTTTCACAAATAGCTAGAGTACCTAAAAGTGAAGTAAAAAGGTTCTTAGCTATATCAAGAGAAAATAAAAGATTAAAGTTTGAAGATATCACAGCTTTACATAAAGGTGATTTTATAACCCTTAGACATTATCCTTATATTGGAGTTGATGCCATAGTTGATAGCCTGGATTGGGAAAATCAAAGAGTAAGATTATTAACTTATCCAAGTACCTATAAGATATTAAGCTGGTTACCGATGGAATTAGTTATTTATAGTGTATATGAGAACTTTGACCCAAGAAAATTATTATCTGATCAACAGAAAGGTGATTTAAATAGGCTTAGTAATGAATCTTTAAGTAAAGTACCTTGTAAAAGGTATACAAAACGTATTAAGTTAAAAAATTTTCAAAAATAATATCTTATGAGTAATATGATGACTTCTGCACAAGCTCAAGCTTGGGATTGTTTAAAACCTATAGAACAACAATCTTTATTTTTACAACTATCAGAAGGTAAATCCTCTTGGGAAGCTGGTAATGTTTTAGGTATTACACATTACAAATATATAGAAATCAGGGAAAGGTCTCAGAAATTTTTTAAGCTTTTTACTGATTTCTTTGAGGTACACGGTAGTATATTTAGACCTGATAGTCCTTGTGAACAGCAATTTAAAGATTTTATAGAAGCTTGTATAGAAAGGAGATTAAAATATAAGGAAGCAGTATTAGCTTCTGGAGATCCTTCAAATACTGTACCTTGTGTAAATCAACGCAGTATTATAAGAAATATGGAATTACTGCAAGAGTCAGAAGATGAGTGGGATATTTGTACTAGGAGATTAATTTTTGAGTTTGATAGATGGAATAATTATAGGATTTTACCGAGGTTATTACAACAACCCAGTGCATTTAAAAGACGTGAGAATAAGAGAGAAAAGATATTGTTAAAGTATATACTTAACCATAATCCGGATTTTGTACTAGAAAGAATTAGAGAAAGGTGGTTTTATAAAGTTAAACCTTCTAAAAAAGCTTATTGGGTAGCATTAATATCAAAAAGGTTATACACTGATGGTTATTATTTATTAAAGATTAGACCTGAAGAAGAAGTTGTAAAAGAGCTTTCTAAATTTTATTTATATATTTTCGATAATAGAGATGATGCAGATACTTATGGTTTCTTGGCTACTCAATATGTAGATAGAACTTCTAGTATAAAATTATCCCAGAAATTTTGGCCAGAATATAGGGAAATAATACATAAAGCAGTAAATTACAATGAGGTTAACAACATGGAGTGTTCAATAAAGCATTTGGATATGGCTTATAATACACATAAACCCAAAAGGGTTAAACATGACAAAGTGAAAAACGAAGCTGCCTCCAGAGCTAATGCCTCAGATTTTTATAAAAAATAGTATTATTTATTTGCATATTTAAAATAAATGTATTAATTTTGCACCGATAAAAATAATTAATAAATCCTATAATTTCTACAACATGGCAAGAAACTCAACAACAAGTCTCAAGAAATCTAGAGGTAAATATGAACTTTTAGGTTCTATGAGATCCGGAGGCGGATCTATGACTTACAGAGACATTAAGAGGCAAGCCATAATACTTGGTATGCCATTCCCAGATGCTACTGGGAACAGTATTGGTGCTTTATTAAATTTCATTAATAGCACTAGTAATCAACCCGACCCATCCCTTATAGATAAGTATGATGAATGGATGGATTTCCAATTATCCGAGAGAGGTTATAGTAAAGATGATCCATTACGTAGTTCTAGACTTCGTCTTGGTTTTTTAGGTGAAGAAAATCCCGATGGTTCTAGGAAATCAAAAAGGATAAAGGGAGTAAAAAAACCTCGAGAGAAAAAGAAAAGGCAAAAGGATGAAAGAGGTTTTATAGCTGGTACTAAGAAATCATACACTTTTGAACTAGCATCAAAAGGTTATGATTTAGAACGGGTAACTCGTAGAGTATTGAAAAAATTCCCAGAAGCTAACCCGAAATCAATTTCACTATGGTATAGAAAAGCAAAAAGAAATAATGGTTAAGCTCAAAAGGGATGTAGATAAAGTATACTCCAGAGCAATATATGCTTGGTCATATCATACTAATTATAGCTATAGATACTGTAGATCTATTACAGAAAAGAGTTTCTATAAGAAAAAATATTGTCAAATACCCTTTTATTCCAGAGTACATGCTAAACATATACTGGTTACTCTATATGGAGTTGATGCCCTTAAATATGTTCACTTTGTTTCTGGTAAAAAGTTAAGATCTTCTGGTATAAAGGTTTTCAAACAACAAAAATACCCTTATGAGATTTATTTTGGAGAAAAAGGTATAAAAACAGAAATATATGTTAGGTCTAGAAAACAGTATGAAATACGTCATATATATTGGGGATCATTAAAGAAGTATATATATCCTCCAGAGTTTATCTATGATAAACATAGAAGAAGATATTTTGCTGTCCTATTACAAAGGAAAAGGAAGCAAGGTATAACTAAATTTAACAAATGGTATAAACAACAGTTTTATGGTAGTAGACAAGGAATTTCTAAAAAACATCTCCAATCAAAGAGAAAAGAGATTAATGATGCTCTCTTACAGGAGATACCGTCGCTTAGGCCGACTTCAAGGAGGTATAGGACAGGAGATATTTGATAAATATAAATCTGAATATACCCCAAAAATATGGGCTTATGCCCTTTCAATTTATGTTCATAGTGATATTAATAAACCATTTTCAAAACATTACTTTAAGGTAGCTCTTAAGTATGAGAAATATTGGGATAAGCTTTGGTCTGATTTACCTTATATACATATAAGTCTTAATGATGATCAGTTAGAAAAACAATTTGAATTTATGGGATATGTGAAAGACTTGAAAACCCATGATCTATATGCTTATGTCTCTAGTAATAGGCAAATAAATGGTCATTGGTGGGTTCATCCTAAAAAATATACCGATAACATTACATCTATTGAAAAGAGACCTTCGGTTCCTTATATCTATGATAATTGGGATCCGTATGCTTTGGAAGGTTACACTAAAATTTTAAGACATGGATCATAACATAAGATTACACAGTCATCATTCAATATATCCTACAAATGTTATAATAATTTGTGAAGGTATTAATGATGAACATCGAATTATTAATTCTCAAGAAGAGATGAATCAACTTCTAGAAGAGGTAAAACTATACAATTCTGAAAATAAAAATCAGAAACGGATTATATCCATATAAACCAATTTATTAATTTAAAACATTTACAATTATGGCAAGAAAATCAACAAAGAAGGAAGAGCTCAAGGAAGTAGCTCGCCTTGATTTAGGTAATGGTACTATCCTTGTTAAATATGAGGATGGTAGTTATGCAATTATCGTTGCTATTTCAGCAGAGCAGGCATCTAAATTCTTCGGATCTGACGATGAGGACGACGATGAAGATGAGGACGACAATGAGGACGACGATGAAGATGAGGACGACAATGAGGACGACGATGAGGACGACGATGAAGATGAGGACGACGATGAAGATGAGGACGACGATGAGGACGACGATGAGGACGACGATGAGGGTGACGATGAAGATGATGACGACGATGAAGATGAGGACGACGATGAAGATGAGGACGACGATGAGGGTGACGATGAAGATGATGACGACGATGAAGATGAGGACGACGATGAAGATGATGACGACGATGAAGATGAGGACGACGATGAAGTCACTCCTGAATCTCTTGCAGAAATGGACTTTGAGGAACTCGAAGATCTTTGCGATGACAAGGAGCTTGAGACCTCTCCCGATGATTACGATGAGAAAGATATAGAGAAATTGCGTGCAGCAGTTGCAAAGGAACTTGGTATTAAGCTTCCTAAGAAGGCAGCAGCTGCTAAGGGTAAGAAGGGTAAAAAATAACCCTTCTTCCTTATTAAATAGGCTATAGGCACATTCCTTAATTAATAAACACATTTTAAGTTAAACAACAAAATTTAAGCTATTATGGCAGACAAGAAAAAGAAGGCAGCTGCTCCAGTAGATGAGAAAGCTGCAAAGAGAAAGGCTCGTATGGAAGCTCTTAAAAACCGTCCTGCAGAGCAGAGACCAAACAGTAAGCAAATCGACATCATTCCAACCGAGAATGGTGGTTGTGTAAAGAATTTCGGTTATCCTCTTAAAGCTAATGGTAAGCACACAGGAGTATTGGTTACTTCAGTAGCTTATGATTCAGAGGGTAACGTACTATCCTCTAACGTAACATTGGTACCTGGAGATATTACCGTCAAGGCTAAGAAAGGTCACGGTACTATTGTTGCAGCTAAGTATAAGACCGAAGAGCAGAAGGCTAAGAAGAAGTCAAAGAAAGCTGCCAAAGAGGAAAGTGAGGATTAAACCTTAGTCTTCGAAATTCCCTTTAAGGTTGTTGTTCATAGTTAAGCCCAGTTTAAAATCATAAACTGGGCTTTTTTATTAAATTGCCTCTATGGACCAAAAGGAGATTAGAAGAGAACTTACTATAATTGCACTTATAAATCTTAATGAAGATTATAATAATGCACTAGAAGATCCTGGGATATCCCAGGATGAAAAAGAATTTCTTATTTCTTGCATACAGGAAATAACTCTATACCTAGATGAACTTACGGGTGATATGGAAAAAGAATCAGGTATTATAAAAAGACCAAAATGGGATCAAGAATAAAAGCTCTACTCGAAGAGGTTGAATTTACTTACCTTAAAATGAAAACCCTTTATCATGAAATTGGTGAGGCTAATAGAAATGGTAAAAAAGGTAAAGCTCAACAGTTAATACATACTAGAAGGTATTTGTATAAAAAATTATTAACCTTTAAGAAAAAGTTTAATGATATACTTAGAGGTAATGTGTGCCATATAAAATACGAATATCAGAAAATAGATATTAATCAAAATGTAGTAGCTGAAGCTTTGCTTGTTAACGTTAGTGATACTGAAATCAAAGATATACTTGAACTATACTGTAAGTTTCATGGTTATAGGTTTATAAAAATTCTAGAGATTCAAAGAATACCTACGAAGTTAGGTTAAGTAAAACTATATACATTTGAATATGGGAAAATATCCTAAAGAAAAAGTACCAGAGCTATATGCTGCTAAAAGAGCTTTAATAGCTTATTTCAAGGAGCATAACATAGATCCTTCTGATACTAAAAGGGTTAAAACCGATCCTAAGCTTAGAGAATTAGTTTTTAAATTGAATAAAGAGAGAGATAAAGTTATGGCTAATTATCCTGCTCTCGATAAGTCAAACAATATTAAATTATTAAAAATGTCAAAGGAAAACAAAAAGGCTAAGGCCAAAAAGAAGGTAGAAGAAGTAGAAACTTCTAAGGCTACTGCAAAGAAGAAGCAGGGTAGGACTGCAACTAAGTATGATTACCCTCAAGTAAAGGATGAAAAAACCGGTAAGATGCGGGACATGACTTCAGCTGAAAAGAAGAAGTACCGTATGGAACAAAGAAAAGCTGCTAACGGTTCTGCAACTTCTAAGCCTAAGGCTAAGAAAGAGGAAAAGGCAGTAAAGAATACTCCGGTTAAAAAGGATAAAAAGGCCAAGAGTGAGAAATCCAAAACCTCAAAGAAGGCCAAGAAGGTAAAGAAGGATGAGGATTAACTCTCACCACCATTGACCTCATTTCTGATTTACCAAATTCCAGTTTTTTCTGGGTAAGCCGCCGGGGTCATTTTTTGACCCCGGTTTTTTGTTTATACACGTATAACTTTTAATCGATATGGAAAATAAAGATAAAACCATAAAAAAGCCTCAGAAGGTTGAAAAAGTATTTAAACCTAAGATGAGGATAACATTATTGGATGAAGTTGGGTCTGTAATTAATGATAGGTTAGTTGATACTTATACCGAATTATTAAATGGTCCAAAATTAGTACATAATGGCCCTATTAGGTTAGAAGTAACCTTAATCAACAAAGAAGATATAGATTCTTTCAAGGACTATATAGATCAACTTCAAGGTACTTTGCCTCTTAAACCTCAAACTGCAGGTCGTGGTAGGCCTAGCTCAGCTACCCAAACATTAGCTGAATCTCCAAGAGAGGATATTTTGAATGAAGTAGAAAAGATGGCTAAAGAAGGGAAAAATCAATCCGAAGTAATAAAATATCTTAGAAACTTAGGTTTCGTATTTATACTTACAGAAGATTTTAAATTTTATTTCCCAGAATTTTCATTTAATTCCAAAGACATCGGAGATAGACATCATAACGGACAATATCTACATTCACTATCGTGGATGGTACGTTGTATACGTAAAGGTAAAGATCCTAAAACTGACAAATTTGATCCGATGATCATATTTGGATTCTCAATCATGGATGGACCTTCCAAAAAAGTAGTACCTTATCTATATAAAGAACGTAAGAAGCCAATCAAAATTAAAGAAGGTAAGAAAACTCTATCATTCTCATCAGTAGAGTTTACAAAATTACCATACTTTATGACTGAAGAGGAAAGACTTAAATTCTCATTTGAACAGAGGCAATTGTTACTTAATAAGGATAAGAAACCATCTAAATTCTTCTTAAGATGGGCTCCAGACTGTCAATTCCCTGACTCTATAAAAGATAAGATATCAGAAGCTCTTCAACGGAAGTAACTAACCAGAACTAATGAAATATGCAAAATAATATATCTAAAATTTGCATATTTCATTTTTTATTATTAATTTTGTAAAAATTTAAAAATAATGGAACAGAACACTGCTAAAGTTATCTCAATGATTGCCGAAATACAAGTTGAGGCACTCAAGAAGTTAAAAACAGAACAAGTACAAGAATTTACAGAAGATGAACTTTGTAAACTCTTACAGGTAAAGCCAGAAGAAATATCTGATGCTATAGAAAATCATATCCAAATATATGAGGATATGAAAGAATCCCCAAACATGATTAAATTACTCAACGAATACCAAACTTCACTATGTTCATACATTCTTTGGAGAATGGAAGCTGAATGGGTAAACATTAACCAAGAAGGAGTATTGGGAGCTTGGGCTATCATTACAGAAGCACAACGTAAGTTTCATCCAGAATATCGTATTATATTATGAGAATATTAGAACCAAAATTCGAAATACTAAATCAGAATCCTTATGACGGTCTGTATAGTGTATTCGAAATGATTAAAACAGCAGGGCAGACTTGCTATGATTCAGAAAGTAAGAGAACTCCATTTGACTTTGTTCAAATGCTTATCAAGTCTGGTCATGGTGCTATGCTTGAACACGGTACTATATATCTTACTCTTGAGGTAAATAAAGATAATTGTACAAAAGCTTTTGAATATCCTTCTGCTAAATTTACAGCTCCATATAATTGGTCAGATGTAGTAGGTCATATTAGAGCTAAATATAAAGATAACCCATATTCATTTGTACATGATGTACAACATGGTACTACTAATTCTCCAGTCCATTCTTATTACATTACTACTAATTATAGGGTAATTGTAGAAAATGGCTGGGAGGATGATCTTAATTTTATTACTGCTCCAACAGAATATCACGAAAAGAGAATAACTGTACGTTTCACTACTCAGATTGCAATATCCAGAGAATATAATAGGCATAGGGTTGATTCTATTGCAGAACAGTCTACCAGATACTGTAACTACTCTAAAGACAAATATGATGGTCAAGTTTCAGTAGTATGTCCTACCTGGATTAAGGAAATCATTGGCGAAGAAACTAAGGAGCTTGATGCTAATCTTAGGGCAATGTGTCAAGAGATCTACCTTGGTGAAGACTATGACGAATGGGATGCTTTACGCTACTGGTTATTTGGTAACCTTGCTGCTGAGTATTCCTATCTCAATATGCTAAGGTTAGGTAGGTCTCCTCAAGAAGCTCGTACAGTACTTGCATTAGATACCCGTACAGAATTAGTACACACGGCCTTTGTATCAGATTGGAAACATTTCTTTGATCTCAGAGCTTTAGGTACTACTGGTAAACCTCACCCAGATGCCAAGATATTGGCTGAACCGCTTATGGAAGAATTCAAACATTTAAAACTCATTTAATTATGAAGAACCCTAACATCAAAGTATTCGAGAATTTTTTTGGAGTAGAATTTACTCCTTGTGAATCATCTAATATCGAGGCTTATGCTAAGATTGCCGATGGAGTACATACAGATATCCTTATCCTGTACAAAAACCTAAAATGTTATCGGTACATTGGTGCAGGGAAACTTTATGAGGAGCTTACCAAAGCTGAATCCAAAGGTAAATGGGTTAATGCTAATCTAGTAAAAGGAGATTTCAATATTAAGAAATATGAATACAAGTAATAAAGAATCTTCTAGAAAGACCGTTGGCATTGCCTGCGGTCTTTTATTCTTTGCATATATTGGTTGTTACCACTATTTAATAACTAAAGGTACTAAAAAACCTATATATGCAAAAAGGCCCAACATTGAGTATAGAGTTAGTAGTAACCATACTAGTAATGATACTAATAGCGGACAACGTGCACATAGATCAATAAAAAGTATTAGAGTTATACCTACTACTGAAACTTATGAAGTATCACAATGGGTAACTTCAGGAGATTGGAGCCACGACGATTATCCATTAACCGTAACTATACCTTCTCAAAATATAACACTAGATATTGACTATGTAGAAGATAATTGGGATGAATATCTTGATGATCCGGAAGATGAAATCCTATATTCACCAGATATATTCCAATAGGATATTCAAAGGGTAAACCTAAGATTTTTATAAATTTTTGATTAAAATATTTGCATATATAAAATAAATGTATTAATTTTGCACCGATAAAAATAATTAATAAATCCTATATAAGGAACTAGAGGGAAGCCTTAACCAAAAGATCCTTCACCAATTAACATTAGTCACGGGCTTAAAACCCATTAACAATTTAACTCGTTTAATTATGAAAACGAAAAAGAACAACAACAAGAAGGAGCAGATCACTGCTCAGGTAGAGAACCAGGAAATCGTTGCTAATGCAACGGAAGTTACTAACCCCGCTTCTTCTCAGGATAAGGGAACCGTTAAGGAGACCTTAGAAGCTATTGCTTCAGGGAAGAAGACAAAGAAAACCAAGAAGGACAAGAAATCCAAGGCTAAGGTCGAGGAAGTTCCCGTTGCCAAGTCTAAGAAAAAGAAGGACAAGGTAGTCAAGGAAGTTGCCAAGAAACAGAAGGCTTCCATCAAGGAGAAGGTAGTATCCGAGAGGGAGGTGAAGTACATCTATCCCATGAAGGAGGATGAGGAGACTGGAGAAATGAGGGAGATGACCAAGGATGAGAAGAAGTCCTGGAGACAAGCTACCCGTAACGAATACCGTTCACTTGAACGGGAGATGACTCGATTCATCCAGGATCAGAGTTCTAAGGAATATAAAGCAGCTAAGAAGGCATTCGAAGCTTTTGCTAATAAAGTCCTCAAACCGGGAATGGCAATCTAAGCCATTCCCTAATCCCTTTATTATGGCAACAACTGCTCCAAAAAAATATCATGTTTTTACTGAAAAAGAACTGAAGAGGGATTTAAAGGAGTTAATAGAGTTACATAAACGTTGTATCAAGAGCTATCTTGTATCAAAAGATGTTAAGTTTAAGACTAGGAAGAAGTTTAACGTACTGTACGATTATTATATCAATAACTCGAACATACGTGACTTCTTCTTTTTACCTATAGCCATCTTTGTTCAAGCCACAGTAAAAAATCAACTAGAAAATGTAAGACCTTATGTGCACAAAACAACCAGTAAATCTAAGAAGCGTAAAGGTAGAGTACATAAAAGGTAAATATGCCTATAAGCAAAGAGTCAATGGTCTGAACCCAGATTCATATCGTATAGATTTTTCTGGACCAGTTTCTAAACTCAAAAAAGACTTTCAAAGTATATCTAACTTATATGATACTCAGAGAGAGAAGGGTAGACTAGATAGAGAATCTAGATATGCCCTAAAAGGACTTCAAATGAACCTTAGCAATACTAAGGTGATTGAGTCTAAAGGTATAACCCATATAATAGTGTACGAATGTTTAAACAAGTAGTTTATCACACTTATATTGGTAAGAGTCGTATCAATATCGTAATGAATGGATCCTATGTTGATCCAACAGAAAAGATAGGTGATATAGCTTACCCATATATAGTTCAGAATAAGGACCTAGATATTAAAAATTGGCCCGACTATTATCTTATAGGATTTTATGATCCTGGAACAGAAAGTGATCCTGAGAATTATTTCCAAGTTTTAAAACCATGGAATAAAACCTTACATCACCTATATGTTACAGGTATTCCTAAAAATGCTCAAAGCCTAGAACCTTTTAGGTTAGAGGATTGCATTTGGTCCTCTTACTATGAAGATGACCTACATGGATTCCTATTTCAAATCGTAAAAAATGACAAAACTTTAAAACTTAAAACAACATGAAATTATCAGCTGAAGAATATTGCCAGTTGTTCCGAATGGATCAACCATACTTTAATTTTAACCGTAAGGAGTTTATTAAGAGATTCGGACTTGATTTCCTTGATTCTCTTAAAGACCATTATAATAACCAACTGATAGGGTACCCAAAGTATTCTGTATTCAAGAATGAGATCTCACAGGCTCAGAATATCTTTAATGGTATATCCGAATTAGTTGAAAAAGCCGGTAAAAAGCCCCTATCTAAAGGCTTATGGAATGTATTCTATGCCTCATATGTAATAGAAGCCCGGAAACTGTTATTTAAACACATCCAGGAAAAAATAGACCATAAGAAAAAGATAGCAGCTTCCCAATGGGCTCCTTTAAAGGATTTATCCGATAAGTTACATGCCGATGAAGACAAGACAAAAATTAAACCTTCGAAAAAAGGAAAACCAAATCCTTGAATTAGGAGGTAACCATTTCCAGGTAGAGCCCTTTTATAGGCTCTACCTGGATTTCCCATTTAAAACTGGAGAACAATTTTATACTAGAGATTTATATTCTGGTATGACATTTAATTTGATACACACCAGTAAAAATCATTGGTATGCAGTTTTCTATATTCAAGCTATAAATATGTATTTACTTAGAAAATTAAAGCTATTGGAACATAAACCATATATAGATATAAAAACAGCTTATAAATATGGAAAAAAACACCATTAGATTTCCTAGACCATTAGGGACTACGGCTTTAGCTATTCAGTATCAAAACGATAAATCTAAGGAAACCAAAGAGGCCCTATATAACTATATTATTCACAATTGGATCCTTAGTAATGGTAAATTTGGTAATATTCCTATGGATATAAATACCTTAGCTAGAACACTAGGTATTACCATAGAGTATATCCAACTTTATATGCGTGATCATATACTTACATCTAAAATTTGGCAACCTGAGATCCAACAAGATCTCATAAATGGTCTGCTTGGCCAGCAATTGGCATGGGCTCTGGAAGACAGGATGGAAGTGATGCAGCAAGTTGATATATTAAAAGCCTCGCAGAATGGTCACTATACTCCATTTATATCTGCAGAACTTAATAAAGCTCTTAAATTGAGGCTTGAAACTTCTGCTTCATTGCAACAAGTAATTAGAACATTTACTGGTGGAAGCACTACTAATATATTCAACTTAAATCAACAGAATAATGTTCAGCAGAATAACTACATTAGTAGGGAAGAAGCTATGGAGATAATTACAGAGAATCAAAACTATCTTGAGGATAAGTCTGATCAAGCTAAATACTTAGAGCAAAAATATGATTTAAAACAATTACCTTCTGTGATTGCAAATGAAGATGTTGATAATAATGACGGCTCTAGCTTTAATGTAAATAGACAGGAATTGGATGAAATAACTCAAGATTATAAGGGAGCTATTGAAACTTCTTCTAGAGCTAGACATGAGATGCGTAGAGAAATAGAAATGAGAATTGATCCAGATGCTGAAGATCCTGAATTTGATACCTATGAAGAAGAGGTACCAGATCCAGAACCTATATCTATATCAGAACAATTTCTAACCTAACAGCTTAGATTGGTTATTATAGGTTTTGCATATATAAAAATTTTTTATTAATTTTGCACTGATAAAAAATAATATAAACCTTTAAATATCAACATTATGGACAATAATCAAGGAACAACAATGGTAGAGTGCATCTTAAGGATCTCAAATTCCTTTACTAACTTTACAAAAGATCTCAAGGTTAACATCAACTCTGATTTACTTGATGATGATTCCTGGGAATTCGAAGACATTTATTCTGGAGCAAGCCAAACTTTGTTACAGAAGTACTTGCCTCAAATGAAAGAACCCGATACTAATATCTCATTGCTTAGACCTTTTCAAATAGACAGTGATGACTTTACTGAATTTTTAGAAGATGCCGATACAAATAAGGCTAAGTCTGACATTGATGCTATCCTTTCCTCTTTACCCGAGGAAAAACGTATAAGGGTACTTCAAGCTTTGAGATAGCGGACATTCGTATTCATTCAAAGGTGTGCGTTATTCAGTCTATATTCTTAAGTTCTCAAACGGTCTGCGAAGATCAGAACTTCTAATTTTCCCAATTGTTTAAGGTTGCTAAGTAACTACTTAGTTGCTTTTAATTTTGCACCAAATGCCTTGCTTGTGAAAGTAGGGCATTTTTCTAGAGAACTAAGTACTTCTTTATTTACTAGTTTTGCATAAACTTATTATAAGAATACTAGGAAACTACCTAACTTTGCCTAAACATAAGATTTTTATAAAAAATAGTATTATTTATTTGCATATTTAAAATAAATGTATTAATTTTGTACTGATAAAAATTTATTTATAAACCTTTTAAACATTACACAACATGGATAAGAACAACATCCACTTGGAAATTGCTAATGCCCTCCTCGAAGAGAGGGAACTTACAGAAAACCTTAGTAGGGCTATCTACTATTCTTTAGATGCTCTAGATGCTCAACTCCAACGTATGATTCAACAGGAAATTAATAACTGTAAATACTATGATGGAGATCTTCACTCAATTCAAGATTATCTTCATAAAAGGATGAACGAATTAATGGTACTAGCTGGAGTCTACACCTTTAATCCTAATGGTTGCTCTGGAGAACAAACCTATAAGTTTATCCAAGAATTTACTCAGGTATCTTCAGTAGAAACAAAGGTAGGAGACATTGCACATGCTTCTCATTTCACCAATTACTCTCAGGCAGAATTCAATGCTCTTACAGAAGATAATTCTGAAGACTATTATACTGAGAAATGCTATCACGAATTCACAGCCTCAGGCGGATGCCGAGACTAATGTATAACTTAATAAAATGTTAAACAATGGACAGACAAGAATTAATTGAGTACCTCGTTAATGAGGAAGCTTTAACCGAAGAAGAAGCGGTAGAAATGAGTAACCTGGAACTTTTCCAAGAAGCTCTTGAATGGAACGGTATCATAGGATACGATCAAAATGTAAGGGACTGGATAGAACCTTATTATCAAGAACATTTTTCTGAATCTCCAGAAGAACTTAATCTTAATGTTTGCTGGATCAAGAAAAAGTATCACGAACTAGTAGAAAAAGGTCTTATCAATGAGAATGAATCAGAACCTAGCCCAAAGTATCCTAATGATATATTCCTTCCTTAAAACCCTGATAAAGTACCTGGTAATTAAACCATACCAGGTACTTACTAATGTATTTCCAGAAAATAAAATTTGACATGAGTAGTAAAATGAATGCAGCGTGGCTTTTAGCCACTATGATGATGGCTACTGCTACTGGTGATAATCTTTATGGTAATACATCACCAGATACTCGAGATACTCGTAAATGTAGTCAATGTAAACATGGTAAGAAATCTTTCTGTAAAATGGTTAATCACCATATAACTAAAAATACTCCAGTAAATTATTGTAAACATTTTGAAATATGAGAATAGGACATCAGATTTACAACTATTTGAATGACTATACTGATAATGGTAGTTATTCCCTCCTTAACCCTATAGAGGTGGAAAATAATGGTGAGAAACATTACATCCATGAGGCCTGTATTATCTGGAGCGAAGACCAGGTTTACCTAACAGTAGTAACTGGAGAAATACCTGCTTACATGACAATAAATCAGTTTCTTAAATGGATGGGTGGCCCAACAAAACCCCAGAGTTATAAACCCCTTTATCAACTCCGTGATCAACTTAAATCAATGGCTAAGAAAAAGTACCAAAGTATGAAACATACAACTAGTACCACTTTCATTTACCATAAATCATCGTTACCATTCAAGTAATATATTAATAGCGGACAATGCGTATGAAAATATCAGTTCAAAATGTTTGCCCAAAATGTGGTAAATTACAGACAGTAAAGGTCGAACAAAGCCAATATCATAGATGGATGGCCGGAGAAAATATCCAGATAGCTATGCCAAATCTTACACCAAATGAGAGGGAGGTATTGCTATCTGGTATATGTCCAGAATGCTGGGAAAAGATATTCCCAAGTGAAAACGAAGAAGAGATCCAAGAAGAATCTGAGTATAACGAATTTGGTATCGATATTAGAACTGGAGAACCTTTTCCTAAACCTAACATTAACTAACGATTCGGCTCAAATTGGTTATTATAGGTTTTGCATATATGCAAATTTTTTATTAATTTTGCATTGAATAAATAAATAATATAAACCTTTTAAAAACAGAGTTATGACACAGAAAGAACTCCTTGCCAAATGCTCAGAAAGAGATCAAGCTTTCTACGATCTCTTTCACAAGGATCTGGACATTAAGTCATTCACTGAATTAATTAACCCAGGTCAAGTTCCTTACATCTCACTGGTTGACTATCACTTAGTAGTTAACAGACATGGAGAAGTATTCCACACCTTTTTACTTGAAGCCAGGGACATGGATGATGCTACAAACTTCTATAGATATCTCAGAGATGAGATACTTGAACCTGGTACAATAGCCAATTACTTTATCAATCAGGTATCTGATACTGCATTTGGTTACTATCAATTAACTTTAACAATTGCTTAATATGACAAAGAGAACTAAAGAAAATCTGGGCTTCCTTCTATTAGGAGGAGCCCTCTCCTTCCTCTTTTGCGAATTAACTATCTTGGAAAGAGGAACTAAAATCGAACAACAAGCAGAAATCATAGATGCCTACGATCAATATTGGCATACCATAGAAGACAAAGACATGCTGCAAGTTGCAGACAGATTCGATGACTTTGATGAAACTCTAGTAAACTATGAAAATGCTAGAGAAAACCTGGTAAGAATCACAAATTGGTACGAATCAAACCCAAATCATAAACATCAATAATTATGGACTTAGAACACGGAACAGTTTACCCATTAAATCAGGCAACACTGATCAAAACAGATGGGACAACCAGTGAATTAAAACCCAATGGTAAAACATTCACTTACACAGAGATTCAGGAAGCTATTAAACCTGGATGCCTCATTCAACCTATTCAACTTAGGTATTGGACTAATCATAAGGACTTCAAAGAGATGAACTTCATCTGCGACGAAGAAGGAATGATTAACGGATCTAAGAGGAACGAAAAAGCCTCTAAACTACTCAAAGGTATCCTGGGACCTAATGCCCAGGACTTATACGGAAATGTAATCTTCTTACCTAACAAATTATTCATACTATGACAATTCAGCAATTTACAGAGACTGAGGCTTTTACATCAAGCCTCATCTCTACTCCAATCACCTATTTAATATTTGGTGGACAAGGTTCAGTAAATGTATCAAAACTAGAGTACTGCCCAGCTAAAAAACAAGTAAAACTACTATCCGAACCAAAAGAAAGTTATCAAGGTCCGGTTACAGTAGGAGATCTACTTAATTTCCTTCCTAAGGATACCGAAATCCTCATAGAGGGTTATCCAGGAGATGATACTACACCATTACAATGGGAAACTCCAGACAATGTAGAATTTTACGAAGGTTCTATAGATTTCCAAAGACTTCTCTCAGATGAGGAACATAAAATCCTATTCGATGCCAGAGAAGAACTCTATGGGATCATGGAGACACTAAAGAATCAGGATATACCTGAAGAAGAGATCAAGAAAATATTCACAACAGTAATCAAAGACATATAATATGAAAATTACTAGAGAAGACTACAAAGCATACCTAAAAGAGATTAGACTCCACGGTAATATCGGAAATCTTACAGAATTAGGTAAAGCTATCCAAAACAATTCGGATGACCTCAAAAAGGCATTCATAGGTACTAACATCAAATCCATAGAAATATGACAAAGAATATGGCAGGGATCACATTATACCAAGCTTTCCAAACTGAATATCCATATATAACTATCAGTGAGGAAAACTTCAATAAGGCTTACCAAGAGGCTAAAACCTCTAACCTAGATTTACTAAGAGATTATATCCTAGCTAAAGGACTAGAAGAAGAAGTAGAACTATGAACGAAAGATATAAATTATCACATTACGGACCCATGTATTTCATAACAAAGTGGGTACCATTCGGAGAAAAGGGATTCTGGCAACAAATCTCTCCTCAGTACTTCAGAAAAGGCAATGCCTTACGATATGCAAAAAGAAACAACATCACATTAGAAAACATTTAACATTATGAAAGCAAAGTACATAGACAAAACATTCCCAATCACACTCCAGGACTTAATAGACCTGGCTAAGTCAGAAAACAAAGACCCCAGGGATCTGAAGTTAATAATGAACAGCAACTCAGCTGATCTAGCATCCTACGTACAATGTGCCCTACTAAATCAGGATTGCGATAAGATCTCTATAGAACTATATACCTCAGCTGAAGATGGCTTTGATGAAGATACTCACCTCTTCACTCAAAACAAACAGAAATCAAAACCAAAATCACCAAGTCCCAATAATACCAATAATAAAGACCTACCAAGGTTCGATAAAGCTTTTCATATCCTAAATGGAATATATGACCTGGTTAATGATCTAATCGATGATCAAAATGCCAAGGTAGAGATTAAACAAGTGAACGACTCAGATATATCTCTTTTAACCGATGCCTTACAAATCATCCAGGGCTTTACTCTAAAACAAACAACAATAATTTAAAAACCAATAACTAACCCCAAAGCCATACATATTATATATGCTATAATACATACTAATAATATAATCTGGCTTTGGGCTTTATTGTGTTACCTTATATCAAGTACGTATATCAAATACTATATAGCTGATCTACACTCTAATCAAAAAGCTAAACACAATATCACCGGGGGTTGAAGGCTTTCGATTGCCTTTGCCCAGAGAAGGATGGTGGAGATCACTATGAACCACAAGGCCCCTAAACCAATAGTGGCAAGACTACTCCATGGCTTATCTACGTTACAGCCTAACTAAGATACTACAGTATAGCTACATGGCCAGATCTATATTCAAAATATATTGCCTAAATCGAAAGCCAACTGGCCCATAATTGCAGTATATATTATATATAATATAATAAAGGTAAAGGGGCCCCAAGGGGTATAGGATTTAAGGAATTAAGGCCCCTACTAGGTATATAAATAAGGCAACCATACAGGTAATATGGCAAGCGGACTATGTGTGCCTTTTAGGCCCCAACATTACCTTCAATCATAGTAACATTCCACTTAACAAACCCATTAACTACAAGCAAACTTAAAAAGAAACTCTAGAAGAATACCTTCCAATCTTCCAGCTTAGCGTCATATTAGTCTACATAGATATCTGGCCAGTTAGACAATATTTGAGGATAATAAAAGCTATCTGGCCCCACTTCTTAGGAAATAATAAGGCCTTTCGGATCTCTGGCCCCTGGGAATGCCATAAAAATAAAGGCCATCAAGGTACCTAAGAATTTTATAAAATATAGATATATTTATTTGCATATTTAAAATAATATATGTATCTTTGCAAAGTAAAATTTAAATAATAAACATTATGGTACACTACAACATTTCTTTCGACTTCACAAACCCTAAAGATCCACAGGATATTAATCATATGGATACTAAGGATCATTGCTACGAAAACTACAAGGCTTGGATGCAACAAATTCTCCAGGCTGCCATCTCAGGAACTTGGATCATTTCACATTTAACCGTTAAAACTTACACAGTATGAAACAGACAATCACTTCCGATTTTGTTAAGAAGCTTACCGAATTATTTGCTTCTCATCTTATTAGTTTAATCTACACCAAGGTACCCCATGCCTTGTACATTGATGAGCCTTGCTTTGGTTCTACGCTAATCCAGGATTCGGATTACTTCAAACAGAAGGCAAAGGAGCTAATCCTAGATCACCTTGCTGAACCCGGAGCCCATACAGTTATTTCCATCTCAGTTAAGGCTCAGAAATTGGTATTCTATACCCAGGACGAATGGGAAAGGCATCCATTCTTCGATTGCTCAAATATTACCTATCTTCATTACAAATTTGAAACCCATCTAGTAACTTTAGCAATACGATAATTATCCCACCATACCAGTAATGTATATAAGCTAGCTATTTACCCTAATTGCCGCCAGCGTCCAGCCTACCAAATTGGAGTCCAGCCTTATTTCCGATAACATTACCTCGGATTTAGACTGGGCTTATCTTCGTGAACAACCTAACCTAATCTTTAATCACAAACCAATTAGGTCCATCTGGCCGATTTTTATTTGCAATTATAAATGTCCATCTGGCCCCAATGTTATAAGGAATTATGGTCGGCTGGCCCCAAACTATTTTATAAATCTGGCCATCATACCAGTAATTAAGGATAGCGGACAACGCCTGGGTGGGGATATAGGTGGGAAATTTTATTCAAAATTTTTAATTTTTGAAAATTTTTGATTTTAAATTTTTTCACAAAATTTTTATTTTATTTTTTCATTTTTGGCACAAAATTTGCAGAAATGACAAAATGACACAAATTTTTAATTTACTGACAAAAATTGATTTAAATCAAGAAAATGATATTTTTCAAAAATAATTTTATTTTTTTCTTGCGAGTTTAAAAAATAGTCCGTATCTTTGCAGTACAAAAATAAAAAAATCGTTCTTTGACATACTGATACAAAATAAAGGTTTTTTAAAGTGATTAATTTTTTACCTATCTTTAAAATAAAAAATCTGAATATAGCAGAATTTAAAGATTTAAATAAATAATATAAATCACTCTTTTTAAAAAATTAAAAGTTATGAATAACGCATTAAAAGCATTATTAGAGAATGCAAAAAAAGAAGGTGCAATTAAAAGCACTGAAACCACAAAAAATAATATCTATAAAGATATTTATTTTGAAGGTGTAACGGACGAAAAAGAAGAGAAAAAAATTCGTCGTATTTTACGTAATACTGCAATTAATTATTTGCAGTTGCTTGCAGGTGCAAAGGATAAAAAAGAATTTACTGCAAATTACGCTAAATTCGAAAAATTCTTTGCAGAAACATATACTTCTGAAAAAGTTGATTTTTCCGTTTTCGATACTTTGCGCAAAGATAGTGCAAAGAAAACTTTGCAAAGTGCAGTTAGTAATTTTGAAAAGTACAATAAATAATTAAAAATAGGGTGCAAATTTGCACCCTATTTTATTATATTATTAATGTATGGAAAAGGATATAAAAGCACTCTTAAAACATCTGCAAATATTTGCAGGGTGTAAAGATAAAGAAACGGCTGCAAATTTTCTTTTATCCGTTTTCGAAAAAAATGATATTTTTTCACTATCAGAAAAAAAGCAAAAAGTAATCATTAAAAATTTAATTTTTTACTTTGATACTTTAATTTGTGGTATTGATACTTACAAAAAAAGAAATATAAACTTTTCCGAAAATGATATATTAAATCATATTCAGGAAAAAGTATTTAATCTAAAAGCAATAAACAAACAAATAAAACTTTATTAAAAATGGGCTGCAATTTGCAGCCCATTTTTTTTTGCTGCAAACATTTCCCATTATAGAAAAGCACAATAAAATATTTTAGTTTTAAGCGGTTTAAATTTAAAAATAATATATGTACCCTATTTTTATTTTTGATAAAATTCTATGCCGTCTACCGTTCCCCACTTTGGATACGCCATCCTAGCATATACGTATAAGGGATTCCTGGTTCCCCTCTCCCAGTACCACAACTTTGGCATACGTGATAAAGGGAATCCCACACAAACACAAGAACACAGGCACACAAAAAGACCCAGGTATTTTATATTACCTGGGCCCCACTATTAACCACCTACCTGTCTTAATCCACCTTTATATATTTTATACCTTCCCAAAAACTTATGAACTACTTTACCTTCAATAAATAAATTCTCATAAACCTCTAAAGTAATGGTATTATCTCTATAACCCTTCCATATACTACTCAAATAATAAAACATATCTACCATATTGTCTATATCAAGAGATATATTTAATATATAAAGATGATTTTCTAAATGCAATATCTTCCACTCCTCTAGAAATTCAATAGGCATACTATAAGCACTGCCTTTACTTAAATAATATCTAAACATATAACTGGTATAAGGTGAGGCTTTATTATTCCTTTTTAACAATAAAACCATTATCACTATTACCAATAAAATCGTTAAAAGAAACCAAATCATAACTTCTTCAATTTATTAATAATCTTATCGAAATGAAACATAAGTTCATTATCACTTTTAAACTTATATCGAATAGATTTTAGGATCTCTATATCCAACTTTATCTTCTCCCTATCTTCAGATTCTTCTTTTATATAGGGAGTAAATCTACCTATTTTACCTTTTCTATTTGCCATTATTTCCCAATTCTTTACAGAAGTTCATAACCTTGATAAATACATCGGATAAATTATCTCCATCGAAACTTTGTTCTCCCTTTGTATTACCTTTTTTAAATTGTACCTTACCACTAAAATAAGGCCTTTCACTTATTGGGTATTTACCATAATAAATATGTATACTTTCAATACTCTTAACATCAAAAGGATTTTCTATAACTGAAGGTAATGGATCCTTTCCAAAAAGTTCTTTATTCTTTCCCATCTTTCTTCTTATCTATTACTTTATCTATAATATAAAACAATAACATAAATGGTCCTATCAAAACTATAAAAGGCCAAGTAATCGAAGTGAACAAACAAGTTTCTTTATCCTCTACTTGGTTGGATAATCGAAGGAGTATATAGGTAAGGTATATACCAGTTATATAACCAATAATAATACCGAGTCCAATCGTTGCTTCATTATTCATATCAAATTTTCTCAAAAATAATTTATACAGCCACATTTACATATGGTATCACTTTCATCATAATAATGTTCACAACCACAGCATCCATAGCTACGATTTAATTTACACTCTTTATCAATTTTACCATTATCAACATTAACTGTCATATCTTTAACCAATAATTTAATATACCTTCAACTATAATTCTCTCTAAGCAATGGGCTCCTTCTTCAGACATAAGAATACCCAAATCTTTTTTATTATCCATAAAAAGGTTTTCTATTAATACTGCAGGACACTTAGTCTTGGTAAGTACATAGAAGTTTGCCTCTTTATCTGGATCTCCATCTGACCAATCGGATCTTAATGTTACTTTACCTTTAAGGTAATTATTTGCAGCATTCCAAATACTAGTAGCCAATATATCAGATTTGGTTTTACCTGGAGAGGTAAATATTTCCCAACCATTTGCTGGCATCCATGAACCATTACCTGAAGCATTTACATGGCAAGAGACGTATATCACATTATCTTTACCATATAATTTACATACCTCATTTACCTTTTTAACCCTGAAGGATAATTCAGCTTGCTGTTGCTTTTTCCAATTATCTTTATACCCGAGTATATTAATGCCGTCTGGGACTAGCCCCAGGTAGTCTACAAGAGTATTAAACCCATAAGACTGCATAATTGGAACTAAATCATTTATAAGAAGTCTAGAAAATACTGCTTCTTTAAATTCTCCATCTGGAGAACATTTACCTGGAATCCAAGGATGATCCAAGTGTGCTGTACCAAATACTATTGTTTTCATAATCTTATTCTCCTTTTAGTTTCTTTAAATCATTATAGAGTAATTCCATGATTAAACAATCATTACCAAAAATAGCCCTCGAACCATTAGATGCTCTTTTAACAGCTTCCATCTGTTCATCACTTGGCTTCCAAGTGTATCTGTTTTTGAGGGATTTGAGCCAATCAAGAAACTTATCATAAGTTTTCCACTCATACTCTTTAGCATCGTGTTTGTTAGCCAAAATTTCATCCCAAATCCCTTGTAAGATACTTTCATCCTCTTCATCCCATTCAGCAGGCTTTTGTACTTTTTCAAGCCAAGCTATGCACTCTTTTTTATTATAAGGAATTATGCTCAAATATTCTCTACCTTCAGAGAAATACTTAATAAGTGCTTTTCTTATCCGCTCATCCTCGGACTCCTCAAACTCAGAAAAGATTTCTTCTGCTACCTTAGTTCCGAATCTTATGGCAATTTTTTCACGGACTTTATTATAGGCTCTTGCCTTTTCTTCTACTGTTTTCATAACTTTTGTAATAATTTGATTTTTGGACTGTCTAATAATATGAAAGATTCATAAAGGTAATCTAGGTTAACAAATCTGAAGAAAGCTACTCCAGATCTAACATAGGTTATTTCAATAACAGTTGGAGTTAAAGGAACAGGAATCCTGTTTTCTGATACTCCAAACTCTTTTAATTCTGATACACTAAAAGTGTACTGATATTTATCTCCCGTTTTCATTAGAAAAAGCATTTTTAATTAAATACATTGGATATATTAACCAAATACTTAAAAACCCAACTAAAAAACCATGTTTCATAGCCATATTAGCTGTTTCATTATAACTTCTATGTAACCAAAAAGCTATTGAGGTTAACATAGCTGGGATAAAAGCTAAAGCATAAGCTAAAGCAAGAATAACTAATACTGTTTTCATTGTCCTATAAATTTTCCGATTATATCTCTAAATTCTCTAAGCCAACCTTCATCTAATATAAGATCCTTATCTTCTATAGATTGCTTTATAGCAGGTATCATATTTCTCAACTGACATTTACAAAGATAAGCTTTATAAATCTTTGTACCTTTAGAATCATTATCACTTTCATCATAGATAAAAGCCTTAGCTTCAGATCTTTTACTAGCTCTCTTAAAGTAACCTTTTTTAAGGATTTCACGGTTTAAAATTATACCGTTTGCTAATTTGGCAGTCCCATCTTTTTTGTTTATAGAAACAACCTTAGTTTTATCTACTAGGTTAGAATCTACGTAGATGACCTCCATTTCTGGTTTGAGTTTTGTCATTGTCGTTAATGTTTTAAAAGGTTTATATTATTTATTTATTCAATGCAAAATTAATAAAAAATTTTCATATATGCAAATTTTTATATTAAATATTTATGTATAACCTCTGTTTGGTCTTCGAACTTCCCATAGTGGTTACTAGGTAGGTTAGAGATTAGGTTATATATTTGTTTTTCTACTTCTTCCTTAGAAGTATTATATATTGGCCCCAACTTATTGAAGAGTTCGTCATAGAAATCAGAACTCTCATCTACTTGGCAATAATTTTCGTACCAATTAATTGTTATTTTATACATACAAGCCTATAATTATATTTATTAACAATAATACATAGAATCTAGAGAATATAAACTGTTCTCGGCAATACTCTCTTCTTATTAATTAAAACAAAACTATCAAAATTATGGCAGTTAATGAAAAACAGATGGCCTTTGCAAAAAAGGTTTATCAAGCAGCTATGGGTGGTGAAATACACCCATTATTTGTAACAGCTCAAGCAGTTTTAGAAACTGGGTGGGGAGCTCATGTAATAGGAGGTAATAATTTATTCGGTATTACTAAGGGTTCTTGGACTGGTCCTGTTGATATAGTAGAGACCACGGAATACTTTAGTAATGGTAAAAAGACTTTACTTCCACCAGATAAAGTCTTAAGAAAAATAAAACTAGATACTGGTAGATGGCAATATAGAGTAGAAAGAGCTTTTAGACATTATGATACATTAGAGGAATGCCTAAAAGATCATACTTCTATATTTAAAAAGTCCATGTATAGTGATGCTTGGCCATATAGGGATCAGCCATTAATGTTTGCTTTAAAAATTACTGATAATAACAAAGCTAAATATGCTACCTCTCCTGTATATTATACTAGTTTAAGAACTTTGATAATCAAGCTTAGTTCGAGAGAAAATTGGTTAAAAGAATGATTATGAAAATTATACAAAATAAACTTATACCATTTTCTGGGTATTTGGCTATAAACATTTTCGGTATAATATTTACCAGAAATAAAGAAAAACTCTCAAAGGATATCAAATGTCAAAGACATGAATATACTCATACTCTCCAATGGAAAGAGCTTTGGTATGTAGGATTTTTACCATTATACTGTTATTATTACCTAAAAAATAGGTTTTGGTATAAAATGAAACATAAGGAAGCTTATAAAAATATACCTTTTGAGAAAGAAGCTTACTATCATCAGGAAGATTTTGACTACAACTTGTATAGGAACAAATTTGCTTGGAAAAAATACGTATAATATGAAAAAAACTAGAGTGTTAGGAGTGGCAGGAGGTGGTGGAGCTCTCCTCCTGCCCTTTTTAAATGATAAAAAGTACAAAATTTTAGGTAATGTAGAGCCAAGAGCAGTATTCCATAGTAAAAATGAAGAGAATTGGAAGCTGAATTTTGGGAAAATACCGTTCAAAACTGAATTTTTTGATTTAAAAAAGAGGCCAAATGTTATAGTTGGAAGCCCAGATTGTGGTGCAAGTTCAACTATGAGACTTTCAAAGGTAAAAGAACTTGGTAATCCAGAGAAAAATAAGACAATCAATCTGTTAATTCAGGCAGTTTTAACTTATAAACCCGAAGTTTTTTTATTAGAAAATGTACCAAAACTCTTAAACCTTGTACCAATTGATGTGTGGAAGAGTACTTTTAAGAAATATGACCTTATATTTCATAATCATTCTATGTTAGATTTAGGAAATTCACAAGCTTCAAGGAAAAGGTTATTAATAATAGGTATTAAAAAGGGTAATTCTAAGTTTAATAAAGAAAATTTTCAAAAGATTTTCCAAGTTAATACTCCAAAGGTAACTAGAAAATTACTGGAGGCAGCCTATTTTGAAGGAAATAATACTAATTATATGCCTCCAAAAAATAAAATAATGGCTATGTATGATTATCGTAAATTGCCTGAAAAAGAAAACCTTACAGTTAAACGTATACATTACCTTTGGACCCATGATTTTATGTCAGAAAAGAAATGGCCTATTAAAACTGCAAAAATGTCTACTTTACCTGGAGTATATAGGTTAGAATCTGATAGACCACCACTTACTGTAAGACCAGCAGATAGACAGTTTAGACCTGATGGATGGCCATTAGGAATAAATGATATTCGAAATATTATGGGATTCCCTGATACTTTCAAGGTTTACTATGATGAGAATGATCCTATTTACTGGTTGAATAAGGCTAGGAATGTATTTGCAAAAGGTGCTGTCGTAGAAACAGGAATCTGGTTCAAACGTTGTTTAGAAACTAACTAGTTCCTCGCACGCGTATTATAAGGATTAAGATTATTAATTCTATGATTTATTAGTAAACTAATAAATACATAGAATAGATATACTTTAGATAAACTAAAGTATATCTAGTAAGAAAGTAAGAATTATAGCGTATACGTACACGCATATATACACGTAAAAGCGATGAAATACAAAATTGCAACATTCTTGTTACTTGGGATTACTATTATCCTATGCTTTGGTTATTTACACCAAAAGCAGGAGATCTCAAAACTTAATGCACAATCGAAAGTTATAGGTAAGACTGATACCATATACTTAAACAAGCCATATAAACCTGTAAAAGAATATGGTACTCAGTTACTACCAAGATATGTCTTCCTTTACGGAAATACTTGGACGGACAAGAAAGAAAGGGACAACATAGCTGATACGATCAGTAACCAAGTATCAAAGGAAGACTCCCTAGTTCAAATGCTCCTCAGTAAGGAAGATCTCAGTCTTTCCTTCTTCAGGCCTTCGACTGAGTCTTTCTTCACTGAGAAGTTTAATTTGGATTTGGAAAACTTTTCATATAATTGGGTAAACGGAAACTTAACCCAGAAAAAGGTAGGATTCAAATTGAAGTTAGAACCCTATGTTTATGCCAAGTATCGGTACTTTAATCGGATGGCAGATGCAGGTATAGGAATTTCATTCAAGACTCGGAACCTACATTATAAACTGGGTCTAAATGGATTTTATTATCCTTGCCTACAAGATAAATTGGGCACAGATCTAGAGTTTTCGATCACCTATAACTTGAAGAAGTAATGGCTAAGAAAATAGAAACTCCTAGCAGCTTAACCAAAGAAGAGTTAAAAACTTTGGCAACAGTTGCAAATGATGTTTTCTTTTTCAGCACCTTCTGTTACGTAATACATCCGGTAAGGGGAAAAACTCATTTCTACCTCTACCCGTACCAGAAGGCAGTACTATATCAGTTTGTACTACAGAGATTCAATATAATCTTGAAGTTCAGACAAGCCGGAATCACGGAACTCATCTCTATGTACTGCCTCTGGTTAGCTATGTTCCATGATAACAAGAAGATAAACATTATCTCTATTAAGGATACCGTTGCTAAAAAAGTACTCCGTAAGATTAAGTACATGTACAAAAATCTTCCGTGGTATATGCAAACGCCAATCATTAACGGTCGTCCTGGAGAATATGGCTCTGCCAGTACTATGGAGTTTTCGAATGGTTCATTAATTGAATCAATACCTACATCTCCTGAGGCTGGTCGTTCAGAAGCTTTGACATTATTAGTTATCGATGAGGCAGCAATGGTACGATGGGCTGGCCAAATATGGGCTGCTGCTCTTCCTACACTATCCACTGGTGGATCTGCTATCGTAAACTCTACACCGCTTGGAATGGGTAATTTTTACCATTCAACTTGGGTGGATGCCATGGCTCATGCCAATGAGTTTAATCCTCTTCGTTTATACTGGAGAATGCACCCGGAACGGGACGACAAATGGTACCAAACGATGTCCAAAAACTTGGGTGCTCGTAGAACGGCACAAGAGATAGATGGAGACTTCCTCGGTTCTGGTAACACAGTATTCGATCTGACCGATATCAAGGCAATCGAAGACTGCTTAACAGACTACCCTGCAATTGTAAAACGAATGAATGGCCAATATAGGCAATTCTGTAAGCCACTGCCAGATACAGAATATTTCATGGGAGCAGACGTTGCAACTGGTAGGGCAACGGACTACTCATCGTTTACTTGTATGGACAAGTATGGAGAGGAGCAATGCGTATACAAAGGTAGGATTCCAGTAGATAAGTACGCCCAACTATTAGGAGATACTGGTCGGCTATTTAACTGGGCTCTACTTGCTCCTGAATCCAATGATGTTGGTCTAGCAGTTACATCAAAGTTACAGACCGAGGGATACCCTCGGCTGTATTACTATCAGAAGTTGCTAAAAAAGAAAGGTAAGCGTAAACCAGAGGTAGATGCTTCTCCTGGTTGGCTTACTACTACCAGAAATAGAACAACAATAATAGAGGGACTTGAGGAAGATGTTCGAGAAGAGAATATAATAATCAAGGACCCATTTTTTGTACAAGAAGCTTATACCTTTATATATGATTCTTTAGGAAGACCAGTTGCTATGGGTAAACATAGGTTGAATACTCAAGCAATAGATGAAGGTGAGAATGATTTGGTATATGCTGATGATGATATTTTTGGTAAAGCCATCTGTAATCACATTCGCAAGAGTAAAACAAATATAGTAGTACAACCAAGATGAAGATTCCATTTGTATTTTGGAGAAAGAAACCAAAGGTTGAATCTCCGGCTATTCCTGAGAGTAATAAAGAGGGAATTAAAACAAAGGTATCTTCTATATCACCTGGTCGAGTATCAGTTCCAGAGGATTCTACTGACTTTACTTCTACTCTACACGGTCTTACTAAAATGGTAACTCCATCGTTTAGAGTAGAAGTTATACAGTTGATTCGCAGGTTATATAAGGTTAATCCTGATATGGCTATAGCCATACAAGAAACCTTTAAACTTGCTAATACTGGTCACATGATTACTTTCCCGAACAACACAGATCAGGAAGCAGAAAAGATGAGAAACCACCTCAAAGAAGCTACTAAGAAGTGGTCTGCTTACTCTGCAGGTATAGATGGCCTTGTAAATAAAATGATTGTCCAACTTATAGTTGGTGGAGCTATTTCAGTAGAAGGAGTACCTAATAATGATCTAGATGGTTTATCAACAATTCTCTTTCTTAAACCAGATAACATAAAGTTTAAGAGAGAGAATAACGGTGTTTATCAGCCTTACCAGAGAAATGAAAATTTTATGGTAAAAAACATAGATTATATTAAGTTGAATACTGAAACCTATGTTTATGCTGGTATGTATAATGATACAGATGAGCCATACGGAATCCCACCATTTATGTCATCATTAGATTCTATAAAGGGTCAACACGATATGATGACTAATTTTAAACATATTATGGAGCAAATGGGGTTCCTCGGATTTTTATCTGCTAAAGTCGCTAAACCAGACCCTCAGCCTAATGAGAGTAATGCTAGATATGAAGCTAGATTAAACCATACTTTACTTCAAACAAAACAGAATTTGAAGGACGGTATGAAGGACGGTTTGGTAGTAGGTTATATGGATGACCATGAGTTTGATATGACATCTACTACTAAAGATTTAGGTAGTGCAGATAAACTATGGAACTTGAATCAACAAAGAGTTGCTAATGGTTTAGGTATTAACGGTAATATTATCGGAGTTAGCGGAGCTAATACAGAAGGAGGTATGGGTATCATATTATCTAAAATGATTTCTCAGCTTCGTAATATTCAGATGATAGTTTCTTATGTGTTGGAGTTTTTATATAACTTAGAATT